GGGCAATTTAGCACGAGTTTTGACGAGTTTTGGCGTGGATGGGAAAGTTAGAGGGTGAAAAGCCGTAGAGCCTTATGGTATAGCCTAACGGCCATCTAAGGTTCCATAAAAAGAAATGTTAAAGGCGTTAGACGCACAGGCTCTCTATGTCTGGCCATAGCCTATACCCTGGCCTAAGTGCTAGGGCCGGCTCTCTGTCCGGCCTATGGCCTAGGGCTAGGGGTTAGGGTCTAGCCTGGCGTGGGATGATGGGAACGTGTCTGCTTGTTAGTGTTTAGTGGATAGTTAGGGTGTGTTAGAAGATAGTTGGTGTTAGCAGTCTGCTCTGAAGAGTTCTGTTTAATTGGCACTTGGGGGTATGGCTTGTGAGTTTGGTTGTATGTTTGTTGGTACCCCTGACAAAATTTTTCATGAAATTAAAACTTCCTAGCCGGGAGAACGCTTGACATCTAGTTCTTCTACGTCCATATTACCATGGTAATTACTAGTAATTCTCTAATTACCCCTGATATTACTAGTAATACCGAGTAATATTACTAGTAATACTGAAAAAACGTTATAGATAATAATATTAAGATATTAATACTTAGCATATTATTACTAAATAATATCTTAATACTGACATTACTAGTAGCCTTACTTAGTAATATCTAATTTATATTACTATCTATACTCCCCCCCTTTAGGGGGGGGGATAGTAATATATAAACTTAGGGACTAAGACATAGGGACTAAGGGGGGATTCTTAAGGGGGGTATAATGGCAGGAAAGAGTCAGACGACTGCATTAGACAGAGAAGCCAGAAAGAGGATACTTATCGCGACACTCGAGGAATATGGAACTATACGCAAGGCGTGTGAAGTTTCCGGCATTCCCCGTAAGACTTACGATGTATGGAACAGAGATGATCCTGAGTTCTCGCAAGCCATGGATCTTGCACGGAGGTCTTTTGCTGAGTCGCTTGAGGAGCTGGCCCTTGAAAGGGTAAGAAACCCGGAGAAGGGTAAGGGCTCTGATGTATTACTTCTTGGGTTATTGAATGCCAATATGCCGCACAAGTTCAGACCGCAATTAGCTTTGAACGAGGATAGTGCCAAGGAGCTTATTACTGAATGGCGCAAGGCTGCCAAGGAAGTAAAGAGGGATAAGCCAGCTCAAGATGAAGCCGTTCTGAATGATGATGTAGAGAAGACTCTTGCCGAGATTTTGGCAAAGAGGGGAGCATCTCCTAAGAAAGCAAAGGAATCTTCCGAGTGACGACTACAGCTAAAGGCCCGGACATCCGTGATTACCTTTTTGCAAAGGTGGGTTTCACGCCTACGGACGAGCAGAGGGTTATCCTCAACTCGCCCTTTAGATTCAATCTCGTCGCAGGTGGAGAGCAGGCAGGGAAATCTCTTATTGCAGCGAAGTATTTACTTGGACGATTTGCTGAAACAGATCAACGGGGACTGTACTGGCTTGTCGCAGCAGACTATGAAAGAACGAGAGCGGAGTTTGAGTACCTACTTGCCGACTTTAGTGCGCTTGGCATCCTCAAGGAAGCGTCAAAACGGGTTGATCCTGGTCACCTTACTCTTGCTGATGGGACGAGAATCGAAACAAAGAGTGCAAAAGATCCGAGAACCCTTGCTATGAGAGCTCCCAATGGAATTATCGGTTGCGAAGCATCCCAGCTAGATATGGAAACGTTCTTTAGATTGCGTGGTAGGTGTGCTCCAAAACGGGGCTGGATGTTTTTGGCAGGGACTTTCGAGGGATCGCTTGGATGGTACCCCCAAATGTTTACTGCATGGGCTAGTGGTGCTGATAAAGAAGCAAGAGCCTACTCGCTTCCAAGCTATACAAACAAATATCTCTACCCGGGCGGAGCAACTGACCCGGAAATATTACGATTGAAAGAAGTTTCAAGTGATGACTTCTTTATGGAACGTATCGAAGGGACACCCTCACCGCCCAAAGGGTTGGTGTTTCCAGAGTTTCGACCCGATGCACATATAGCTGAGGTGAAATATGAACAAGGTGAAGCAGTTCACATATGGATGGATCCAGGTTATGCTGGAGCGTACGCCGTTGAAGTGGTTCAAATTATTGGCGAACAGATTCGTGTCATTGACGAGATCTACGAACAAGGGCTCGTCACAGACGAAATCATTGATATCGCAAGATCAAAAGAGTGGTGGCCCGATGTCAAGTTCGGGGTCATCGACATCGCAGGGACGCAGCACCAAGCAATGGCAGCCCCGACAGAAGCATGGCTCGCCCAAACAGGACTCTACCTATCGTCGCAAAAGATCAAAATCAACGAAGGGACAGAGAGACTCAAAGGGTGGCTCAAGATAGATCCGAAAACTCATGCCCCCCGTATTGTCTTTAGCCCTACTTGTCGTGGTATCCTGTCAGAATTCGGAGCGGCACCCAATCCGTTCGATGGACAGACTAAAGCCTATCGGTGGAAGACGGATAGGGAAGGGAATATCGTGGGTGATGTGCCGGAAGATAAAAACAATCATGGTGTGAAGGCCGCTATTTACGGCCTCATAGATAGATTCGGTTATGGGTATGTGTCGGAACGAGGACGGATTCGTGTAAAAAGGTGGTCTTAAATGGCGAAACGTAAGCCAGAAGATATTGTAAGTCTCGTAGAATCACATTATGATGCTACCGAGCCCCTGCGTCAGCGGATGCAGGACGACCACGCCCTCTATCGTTTGGAACCCTATGACGCAGGGGAAGGCTATCAGTCCTATACTTCCAATGAACCGCAGACCTATGCGGAAAAGATAATCAATTGGATTAGCGGTGCGGACATGACCGTACGCATTCCCCATGATGGGGCGGATGCAGATCTCAGAGAGAAGAACGATCTCAAAGAAAAGTTTCTCATAGGTATCGAACGCTCTGCTAATGAACGGCTATCTCGTATGATGCTACCCGATCTTCGTGACCAGCTTTCTTGGTACGCAGCTGTCAGGGGTTGGTTTGCAGGTAGAGCACTCCTTGCTAAACGGCCCGATGGTTCAACTTATGTGGATATAACTCCGTGGGATCCTCTCCATACCTACTGGTGTGTAGGCCCAGAAGGACTCGACTGGGCATGTTATAAGATGCCAAAAACTAAGGATCAGATATTTTCTCAGTATAATATTAAAATTGATTGGGACTTGCCTAATAATACAGACGGGATCGAAGTATATGATTTCTATGACAAGGAAATGAATATGATCCTGATATCAAACGGGGCTTCAAAGAACCCGTTGATACAGGTTGTAAAGAAACAAACCCGTCATGGAGCTGAACAGGTTCCTGCTTTTATCGGCCCTGTCGGTGCTAATCCATATGTGGTAGCACTCACACAAACTTCAATGCAGGATACTATCGCAGATGTAGGAGAATCAGTCTTTCGTTCTACTCGTGATCTCTACCCGAAACATAATTTGATGATGAGCACTATGCTCGAGCTTACCGCTAGGTCACGAAGGCAGGGGCTTATTGTCAGAAGCAGGGACGGAACGAAGTCACTGGACGAAGATCCGTACCTGGAAGGTTCTGAAATTAGCCTTGCTCAGAACGAAAATGTGGAACCCCTTGGCTTACTAGAAATGTCAAGGGAGACAGGTGCGTTTATGAGTCTTGTCTCCGGCGAGATGCAAAGGGGCTCACTCCCCTATAGCGTCTATGGAGAACTGCCGTTTCAGCTATCAGGGTTCGCTATTAACACTCTTAGGCAGGGTGTGGAAACCGTAGTGAACAAATACCTGAGATCAGTGGAAAAGGCGTACCATATGATTTTTAATTTGATATCCGATCAGTATGCCGCAGGCTCGTACAAGTCTATGGAGCTCTCAGGTATGGATAGAAACAGGGTGTTCTTTACAGAAGAGATCAGCCCAGATATGTTGAAAAATACAGGACAGCCAGTTGTCAAGCTGGTAGGCCAGTTGCCACAGGACGATATGACGCGATACTCGATGGCTCAAATTGCACGAGAAGGCCCGACACCGCTTCTGTCCGATAGAGCTATTAGAGATAGAATTCTTGCGTTACAAGATGCAGACCAGATGGATGATGCCATTAACGAACAGATGGCAGAACGGATGCTACCCGAAGCGGCACTCTGGACACTACTCCGTAGTGCTGAACGCCAGGGCCGTGAAGACTTGGCTAAGTTCTATCTCGGCGAACTAATGACCGTTATGATGCAGAAACGACAAGTAGCAGAGCAAACTGCTGCTCCACCACCGCCTCCTCCTATGGAAGGCCCACCGATGGGGCCAATGGGGCCAATGGGGCCAATACCACCAATGGGGCCACCAATGGGAGGGCCGCCAGGTTTGCCTCCTGAAGTAATGCCCGAAGCAATGATGGGAGTTCCGCCCCCTATGCCTACTCCACCTATGGGGCCAGTAGTACCACCAGGAACGCCACGACCTGGCGCACAAGGAGGCATATAAATGGCGAATAACTTTGATATGTTTACTAAAAAAGGGCCAACTAATACATCTGAAAATCTTCCTTATGCTTTCTCTCATATATCAGCAGGTGCTCCCCCAGCAGTGTATATGTCTATGATGACCGGGAATACGTTCGATGAGGCTATGAGGGAAACAAATAATATTCCTATGTCACCAGAAGAGCTGGATATTGACCTCGCCCTAGATCCTGAACTCGATGACCCAGATGCCCTTGAAAAGGCAATATACCAATTGCGTATCGCTGAAGAAAAGGAAATCGCGCCGGAAGAAGTTTTGGAAACTCCTTATGGCCCAGGACTCTCAGGGGAAGAAATTGATTTACTTCTTGATGCCTATCCTGCCCTAGATGCAGGTATAGATCTGGATATGATAGAAGAAAACTTTGATGAAGTGGATCGTCTGCTCGGTAAGTCTGGGGAGAACATCGAAGGTGCAATGGATGCCGTAGAGCAAAGAGCTGAGGACGAAGGAGAGATCGGGGCAACACCATTAATGATGAGAGAACTGGGAGATAGCCTTGGTGGTTCGCTCGAACCTATGCTTCATCCAAGAACTGCTGATGAGCGAAGGCTAGCGGGCCTCTACACAAATTCTCCGTTTGACTCTTCTGGGTTCATAGGAGATATAGCTGATGTAGCAAAAAAGGCGTTCCAGTATAGGGCATGGGAAACCCAAAATCCTTTTAAGCAAAAGGAACAGTATTCGGGTGAGTTTGGTCTTATCTCACGACTCATTAACGAACCTACGGAAGAGGGAGATTACTTCACCCCGAAGCAGGTGATAGCTGAGTTAAAGAGAGTGGGTATCACTGGAAGGCAGGGAGCTGAGCATGTAGCAAGGTTTTTGGCTTCACCCGAAGGATTGGAACTCGAGTACGATGTGGAAGACGCATTAAAAATATTTGCCCAAGATCAATATGCACAAGAGGGGCCATTGGCTCCACAAATGCCCATGGCAGAGAATCAGGGGCTCGGCCCGACAATGTACGAATCCGCTCTGCTTGCCTCTTCGCCCCAAGCACAGCCCGGAGGCACAGGGTTGTTTGGTGCTCAGCCCGAAGGAGTAGGGTTAGTTGACGCTCAGTCCGCTGGTGCAGGGATGTTTGGGGATGACATAGTAGATCTAGTACAAACGGATACCCAAAACTTAAATACAATGGCAAAGCAGGCAGAGACTAATCTTTCCAAGGTATTCTACACGAGGGCGTATGCTGGCCCTGTGTCGCCCAGGCTTAAAGCCGCATTGCCACAGATCTTTAAGGAGTCAAAAACTCTGTTCTACCTATATGAAGGGCAAGAAGCATTCTCAGATATCCAAGGCGCTAATCAGTCTTTAGATGCTATGGATATCAATGAGAATCTGGGTTCTATGGAAAAGAGATACGGAACATTCCTTACTAAATATCTTACAGATCCGTCTAAATACCGAAGTGGTAAAAACTTCCAGGATCTCGTTTATAAGGTGCGTAAAGTTCTAAACGAAGCTGCTAATAAGCCTGCCATAGAGACATGGGATACAGGCTTGGCTACCAAAGATTTCTGGATAAGCTATATGTTTGGGCCAGATGGCGTCACGACTGCTGAGACAAACCGTATGAACCTTATAAAAATGAATCTGGCCCAAGGTCAAGTGCATGCAGGGACACCGGGAATGTACAGAATGATTGAAGAAAGATGGGCTCGGTACAAACAGATGGGGTGGAGTCCTGATCAAATCTTTAATAAGATGGTCGACCTTACGACACATCCTTCAGCCAGTAAAGAAGAGATAGGTGCGCCAGACTTTACACCATTCATGGCAGAAGATGCGATTACGCCAGATCCTGCTGTTGATGCAATTACGCCAGATCCTGCCGTTGAAGCGATATTAGCTCAGCCAGCATTGGGTGGTGGGCCAGGGCGAGGTTATGTTGACGATTTGCCATCTCAGGTAGACCCTGTCCCAGACATGGATGCTATTGAAGCCATACTAGATCAGGTGCCATTGCCACAGCAAGCAGTAGGCCCAGCAGCATTTGGCGGAGGGCCAGGGCGGGGTGGTATGAATGGACTGCCCGAAGTAGAGGTAGAGGAAGCCCAAGGGGGCTCCCTGGGATATCCCTGGCAAAAAGGACGTGGTATAGGCAACATGCTAAAAAAGGCGTGGAGTTTTGGAGATATATCCAATAGAGTTAAGATGGGGAAAGGCCCATGGTAGGCCCAGGAAAGCGTTCAATGGCGGATAACGGTTCTTATATATTGAAGTTGGGAGGATAATATGGTACGAGTAAGAAACCAACAAGGGTGGGAGATGGATGTATCACCAGAGGAGTTTGCGAACCTAAAGACAACCATGGGCTCAGATGGTGTATACAATATACAACCATCGGATTACGAAGACTTCGGAGGAGGGCCAGTAGGAGATTTCCTGGGCTTACCAGGATTGGCTGAACTGCAAGGCGGTATGGATCTATTCCGAACTCCTGCCGAGGACTGGGCGAGACTGCAAGCAAACATGAGTCCTTTCTGGTCTGCTCGTGCTCCGATGCAGGACTTTGCATCAAGGGCTCTTGGAAGGTACTACTTGCAAGCCCCTAATATTGCACCAGGGGAACAAACACCAACCTTCGCGGATTTCATGGGCCGATATGTTGGAGGAGAAGCTGGTGGATATGAAAGGGCAGATATGGAAACGCTACTGGAACGGGCAAGGGAGGCTGCTATGGCAGCAAGGGATACGGGCTGGGCGACGAGAACGGATGATGCTATCGAGGCGAATAGAAGACGCCAGATTGCCGAGACATTTGGCCCGGAGGCACAAAACCAAGTAGCAAATAATTTGGCGGTAGCCCAGATGTTTGGAGTGCAACTCCCAGGTGGAGGGGCGCAGATGGGAAGATCAGGAGATGCCATACGGAGAGCGATACAACGTGAGCAACAGCGTTATTTTGCCTTGGGAGGGGATAGAGGAAGTTTCCTAGACTATTATTTGGGGAAATATCATCCGGCTGCCGCAGCAAACCTAGCAGCAGTAGCACAGCAAAGTATATTAAACCCTGTCCCAACCAATCCTTGGGGATCAACTTCCGCAGTTCATGGTGACGCATTAGGAATAGACCCTCAGATAATACAGGCTGGTATTGATGCTGAAGCCGCCCGACAAGCAGAAGCAGCTGAGCTTAATGCTATAGGTGCTCAAAACGCTGTCAATCAGATAAACGCTGCTAACGCTGCTAACGCTGCTAATGTAGGCACAGGTGGTGGCACAGGTACAGGTGTAGGTACAGGTGTAGGTACAGATGCTAATGTTATAGCTAATGTTATAGCTAACGCTAACACTGCCCCATCTATTAGTCCTGATCCTTGGGGAGCAACCCCTAGAGTACATGGTTTCACATCAATAGTAGATCCTCAGATGCAAGCGGAGCTTAATCAAGCAGGAATTTCAACACCAATTAGCACAGGAACAGGTGGTACAGCTACTACTACACCTGGTACCGTCTGGGGTAATACATCAATAGTAGACCCGCAACTTCTAGCTGAGCAAGCTGATGCCATTGCTAATCAGCGAGGGAAAGAATATTGGGCTCAGCAAGAATTAGAAAGAGCTAAAGCCAAGAAAGCTGCTGATGCCGCTGCTTATATCGCTGCCCAGCAAGCCGCTATTACAAAGGGGATGCCTTACGCAAACGCTGGTACCGTCTGGGGTGGTGGGGAAGAGCAAGTGGTTCCTTTTCAAGGGGTAGAGCAAGTTAAATCTTTTAGTCAGTTTGCCCCGGGCTCCAAGGACGATGCGTGGGTACAAGCTGCTCTGGCAGCTAAAGTAGCTGATGCTGCTAAAGCGTCCCAAGCCTATTCAAAGGTTGGCTACACTCCTACGAGGCAAGCGACGACACCAATAGTAAGGTGGGAAGATAGAGTCTACCCGGACACACCAGGATGGCAGGCACTTCAGAAAAAACTAAAGGCAGGAATGGGAGGAACATCCACATTAAAAACTGCGCTAGAACTGGAAAAACTGCGTAGTGGCGGCATACGATAAGGAGAAAAATATGGCAACATTTCAAGATTATAGTCCAGACTGGTGGCAGGAAGTTCTTGCTGGCTATGAGCCTGCCCAGTATTACAGCTCCCCAAGAGGTATGCAGTTCGGAGCCAGAAGCCCTCGTCAGCGACGGTATTTTCAGGATTCATACCAGGATGTTCTCAAGGATTATTTCCAAGAGTCTGGAAGTGCGATGCGACAGGGTCGGGCTCCCGTTAGTTTTATGGATTACCTGGAGACAGATCCGTGGACTGCTCGGTATTCATCTCTGCCACAGGCAGCTCGTGGCGTGACTGGTATGGCATCAAATCCAAGAACGAGGTTTTTATTTAATTTCTAATGGCTAGGTTATCGGCGGAACAAGCTAGGCAATTAAAAGAGCAGGTCATGAACGGCGGAGCTGGTATTGCTCCTGAGAGTGGTGACGATGGAAATATGTTTTCCAAGGTCATGGGATGGGGGCCAGTTAAGCAATCTTTGTCTAATCTTCGCCGTGCAGAACAGCTCATTGGATTAGTCGGTGGAACAGCAGCAGGTGCTATTGGAGAGATGGTGCCTGGTATAAGGAACTGGACTCCAGATGTTTACTCCAGTACCCCAGGAGCATTCAAAGCGTTTTGGGATCAAGCAAGGCAAGGAGATCTGGACGCTGCAATCAAGGCGTATCAGGATGAAATGGGGGCAGGCAAGTATTTTTGGGGAACTTCTGAGCTTATAGGATCTGCCCTAGCTCCAGCCGGACTAGCGAAAGTCGGAACAAAACTTATATCTTCCGCTCCTAAACTCGCAGGAACTATTGGAAAGGTTCTACCGGCCACCCGTGGTGGTGTTAAGGCAAGGGCTGGTGTACAGGAAGGAATAGAAACGGTAGGCAAGGGGCTTAGACTTCCCTGGCAAGCAGAAGAAGCCGTCGGTAGGGCAGTAACGTATCCTTTACGACAAGGATGGCGGAAGTTCCGTGGAGCTCCAGCAGTAAAGGTGGCAGGAGAAGCGGGCGAGCGTGTCGATGATCTAACACCAGAACAGATAGCAGAGGCTGATGCTCTCCTAGACCCAGCTCCCACACCAGTAACACCCGTCACAGATGCCGACGCAGTCAGGCTTGGCTACCATGGAGAGGGCATTGCAGATACTGAAAGGATTCTGGGCGCACCTCAACGAACCGATGCGGGAGCGGCACAAATGCGGTTATTTAATGGAGAGGATATTGCAGGCGCAGGGGCTGGCAAAGAGCAAAAAGTCCTGGATGCCTTTGAAGAATTGACGACAGCAAAGGTTACCGGGAGCCCAGCAGATATAGGGTGGTGGGCTAAAGGTGTTAATGCAATATCAAGGGTATCTGGCGATTTGTTCAAGACGGGTGGCCGTACCAAAGAGTTAGAAGGCGTAATAAAAAAAGCCCAACAAGTAAGAAGGAAGATCCTAAGCACGGCAGAAAGTGAAGCGAATATAGTAGCAATGCTAATTAGAACACAGGCACCAAAGCATTTTACTACTGATGCCGCAGGGAATATCCTTGACCCCGCACTCCAGAATAGAGTGACGTTTACTCATGGCATAGATACAGGTCGTAAAACCTTGGATGGTGCCGCAGAAGTAATTGAAACTCAGGTACGACTAGAGTCTCCAACGATACAGGATATAGCAGCACGATTCGATGACTATCAGCAATATCTAACTCCCAAACAGGAAGAGTTTCTGACTACGCTACGGAAGGTTCTGGAAACGGGACAAGAAGAAATTATCGAGGGCAGGAGTATCATCAAGCCTGGGTATAACAAAGTACTCAGGGATAATGTTTCTGTTGATAAATGGACGTCAAAAAAGGTACGACCTGACATAAACTATGGACGTGAAACGGGTAATGGGTTTTATATACCCAGAGGTAGAGCTCGCCTTGAAGACGGCTCCGAAGTATTCAATAAGGCAGATGAGTTCATTGACAAGGGCCGGGGAGGAAGGCTGGGTGCTGAGCGAACAGCTCGTATGCCCGCTATGGGCAAGATGGTTGGCATCGACGGCAACCCTATACCTCAGCTTCAGAATTACACATATGACTCGCTTGAAACAACTGTTCAGGGGTATATCAATCAAGTTGCTGATAGGGTTACTGATATTAAAATTAGAGGGAAGCACGGTATCTTAACTGGTCTTGCTGATAAATATAAAGGGACAACAAAGATTGCCCGATACCGATCAGGGGAAGCTATCTTAAAAGACGTTGATAAAGCTGATGATGCTTTTGGGCAAGCCATACAACGAGAGTACTTGGCTGATCCTTGGTATAACAACGCTGGCATTAAGGCCGTTAACAATTGGTATCGTGGCCTGAAAGCGAACTTCGACCTATCTGCTATTGGTATACATGGTAGTCTTGCGATGTTCAGAGCACCAAAGGAGTGGCTTGAGGCAACTCGTTTGAGCTTCAAGGCACTTAACTCAGAAATACCGTTTCCTGGAAAAACCAGGGGGGGCAGTCAAGGCATTGTGGACGAAGCCTTGATAAAAATTGACCAAGAAGCAGAAGCTGCTGGTCGTCTTACATCTAGGTTCTGGGCAATTTTTGGGTTGCGTCAGGGAGGACAAGCCGTAGAGACAGGACTCCAAGGAGCCGAAGGGCTAATAGAAAGGGGTGGAAGAGGAGGAAGATTTGTTGGTGGGGCTTTCCAAGTAAGCAACCGTCTTTTCGGTGCCTTTGGTGACGTGTTGCGTCTTCGATGGGCAGACGAATTACTTAGAAGTGAACTTGCCAAGGGCAAAACAATCAAGGAGCTGATGGATTCAGGCGACTTGCAACAAATAGCAAATGCCGCAAACAGGATGACCGGGTGGTCAGACCAGAGATTCGGTGGCGATATCGGTGAGTTCGCAATGTTTGCAGCAAGGTTCTTCCAGTCACGACTTGAAACCCTTGGACAGGCGTTTACTGGGGCAACGCGAATAAGAGTCCCGACAGGGGAAGCAATGCAAACTCTTGGACAAACAAGAGTACAATCGCCAATTCGGGTCACTCTTGGGGAAGAGGGGAGATGGCCTTTAGGCTGGTCAGGTAAACGGATGATAGAATCTGATGTGCTTACAAATATAGGAAGAGATATGACGATAGAGCAGAGGGAAGCACTCCAAACAATGATTCGGCTAATTGGATTAGGAGCCTTTGCAACGGAGCTTGCGAATCGGGGCAATACGGATAGAAGGCCGATTGTGGATGGGAGAATTAATCCCAACTTCTACACGATTCGAGTCGGAGGACGGGACTTCTCTATCTTCGGGCCAACAATCGGACTGTTCAGAGCTATAGGCACACTAGCTGCAGAGACATCAGCAGAGATGGCAGATGATCCACTTAGACCTGATAAGGCAATCACTAAGGGAATGCTTGAGGCATCAAGGGGTCTTGGTAGTGGTGTGGTACGCCTATTATGGGACAATCTGACAGGTTATGGATTTAGGGGCGACCCAGCCCCAATAGGGCTTTGGAGAGATGAGCCTGATATTATATCCAAGGAAGAACAAAGAGGGCGTGTGTCCTCAGATCCAATGGAGATACTCGAATATCTGGCTAAACTCGCATTGCCAATCTCCCCAGGTGCAGTACTAGGGGAAGTATGGGAGGGCGGCAAATCCGCAGTCGAAGGAGACTGGGGTCGTGTCGTTGGTGCAGGGTTAGCAGCAGGGGCGGAAGCAGTTGGAGGAAGGGTATCCCCTCTTTCGAGACAAGACGAAGCAGAGGAACTCTCTCAAGAGAAATACGGTGTGCCTTATGAGTCTCTCACTTATCAGGTGCAAAATGAAATAGATCGTCTTGTAACAGAAAAGATAGGTGAGTATGACTATAGAGGGCCAAAGGGATCTCTCTACAAAAAGAGAGATAAGTATGATGCCGATCTGGTATCCGCTTCTGAGTCACTTGCAAATGAATATCTGTCTGCATCACCTGCAAGCGTAGACTATAGTCCGACTCAGGCGAGAGAGCAGATGAATGCGGCCAAATCTACGCATCGTAAGGATATCCACGGTTATACATGGAGCGAAGCAAAGCAACGCATGACTGGTGGATTGCTTGAAAGTATGTATGACAGGGATCAGGAGAAAGAAGTTCCCAAACCGGGCTCAAGGGAGTATAGGCTATGGGAATACGGCCAGACATTTGTCAAGGCTACTGATCCAAAAACAGGAGAACTTGAGTTCGACACACTTAACAAATTGCAAAGGAGATTCTGGGCAAGCCTGGGATACAGGCAGGATCCTGAGCTTGGAAGGGTTAGTGAAGTAGATGAAATGCTGGAAAGTATTAGGCTAATAGAAGCAGAGTTTGATCCAAGAATGCAAAACCTTCTGGATGCAGGGCGTTATGCAAGTAGCTTCACTATGTCTGTGGCTAACGAAAATATACGATACTATGATTTGGATAAGCACAAAGCTGTCTTGTCATACATTGTGAACCTCACTGGTGCAAACCCCAGAATGGTAGAGGAGTACATTGATATGACGTACTCGGAACGTGATGCCTTTGAAAAAACGTCACAAGGGGATCGTATTGGGATAGCCTTTGCTAGAGCACAAAAACCGAACGGAATCTTGTGGAAACTACGACGGCACTTTGTTCGCAATGCACCAAGAGAGTGGAGACAGGCTATGTTTGAAGCTGGTTATCAGTACATGGGCAAAGAGGAGATTGAAACTAAAGTGTTTGCAATGGTAAAGGCAGGGGAAACTCTACCAAAATACAACTATAAAAACATGCTCCGAGCTACGTTAATTGGACAATAATATGTTAATTGGACAATCTTATATAATACTTGGTATTGTATATTAAGGGCAATAGTTGTATATATGTTGTATGTATAATAAGGAAAAGGAGAAATAAAGCATGGTAATGCCAACAGAACCACAGGAAGTACAGGAATCCGTACAGGAACTAGCGGAAGAGACTCCTCAGATAGAGCCAATTGTCTCAGAAACACAGGAGTCAACTGCCGGGGAACAAACGGAAGCACCAAAGGGCTCTCCTTCTGGTGATGCTC